CCCGGTCAAGTGGCCGTGCTTAAGGACCAGGGGGACTGCCTGGCCTTGAATTGCAGTGTGTCGAGAGGCTGGATTTGAGAGCTGGGTTGTCCCCCCGATAGGGAACATAAGAGGTCTAAGGCTTCATGCTCGTGGATGCGCTTGTTCCAGGAGGTGCTGAGAATCTTGAGTGCCGCGGTGTAGCGCCCGCGGTCACAAAGGAATCCAGCCCTCTTTAGGAGCTTGCGTCTCGGAAGGACATAGCCGTCAGACGCTGCCTGTTCCAATGCTTCAAAGGTCGTACCGGAGTCCGGTATGGAAGTAACCCTCGCGCGCCGTTGTATAGTACGACGCACCCGTGAGGCTGGAACAGCTCTCTGAGCAAGAAGCTGGAGGTCGTGTTTGTTCACGAACTTCCGTTTCGTCCCGTCGAGATCGAACGCACCCACCCCCCCGAGGGCGTAGGCGCGTTGGGCCCTGGCAGCGGCTTCCGTGAGGACGTCGCGTGCACTGGGGGCATCTCGATCGGTCGATCCGGCGCGGGTACCCCACCCGCGTAGCTCCTTGCGCAGCCGTTGGCGATAGTCGTCGAATTGATCTCTAATGGACAGTATGTGGCGTTTCAGTCCCAGAACCTCCTTAGCCTGTCGGACCGTTTGACGGTCTTCGGTTTTCCGAAGTCTCGCGATCAGAGCCTCCTTGCTGGGAGTGCTCGGTTCTGTGAGTCCGATGGGGCCGTGCTTTGCGTATGCTAGCACAGTTTGATAGGATGGGGCACCTATGCCACACCCTCCGTACTGGAGGGGTCCAGGCAGACCAGTTTTGGTTACAAACCGGTGGGCGGTCGATCGAGCCAGTCTTCGGATTGGTTTTGATCGTGCGTTCGCCGCTGCCATGAGATTGTCGACGATGGCAAGCTTAGTGCTTGTCGTGTCCTGAAGAGTTTTGAAGCCCGAAGCCTCCGCAAGTCGAAGAGAAGAGGAGGAAGAGGCTGTGGTTGCCGTAGACCGGGAGACGGACCTTTCGCAGAAGACCCCTCGGGGTCCGCGGAAGCTCTTATCCCGGTTAGGCACCAGTCCCATCCTCAGCAAGTTGTCCTCGTATGCATCGCATGTATCTGCGGTCCACAAACCCACGAGGTCGTCTCCACACACTCGGTAGCTAGACCGAGTTGCACCTGCATGCTCCGCCGCGAAGGCGTTGAGCACACAGAGTGCCACCCACCCGGGTCCGAGCCCCATGAGGGCTCCGCAACGGGAGGTGAAGGAGGAGTCGGTCCCAGGTACGTCAATCTCGTATTCGCCAATCACGCGGTCCACCAGATGGTGGAACCAAACGGGTTTTTCGTGCAGTCGGTCTCCGAGCCGATGTAGCACGTGGCGGACGAGTGGTACCGACATGGGGTCAGTGGACTTCGATAGGTCGGCAGAGTAGATGAGTCCTCCCGCCGGTCCC